TACCGATCACCGACAAGTCCTTGGTCGGGTTGATGGCCACCCGGTAGAGGTCGATCACGACTTCCTTGTTGGCGTCCGCCGTGTTCAGGCCCTCGAAGCGTACCCAACGCTCGGGCAGCGGCTGCGTGAACATCGCCGTGACGCTGGCGGCCCCATAGCTGTAACTGGCCCCGATGGCACCCGTGACCCCGGTGATGTCGGTAAACATGATCGAGCCATGCTTGGCATTGACCGTGTATTTTCCCGCCGCCACGACCGCCGCACCGGCCTTAATCACCACGGTGGAGACGTTTTGCTTGCCAAGCAGATAGAGTTTGCCGAGTTCCGCTGCCGCGATGACCGGCTCGTCGGTGACGGTGCCTGTAGTCACGACCGTGGTGGAGCCGTAGAGCGCCAGTTCGAGATTCGACTGGATCAGTTCTTCCAGCGTGCAGGCGAACTCGCCCTTTTTGGTCTTGATGAGTTGCAGATCGGTCAGCCGCTGTCCGGATTGCGATTCCTGATGCTCCAGGGTTTCCACAGAGAGCGATACCTTTAGGTCGGGCACGTTGCCGACGAAGGTGAGCCCCTGCGGGTTGCCATTGGTGTCACGTGCGCCGATGAATACGCGTCCTTGTCCTGAAAAGTAAGCCATGGGTCACTCCTGAGTGGTGTTGGATTTCTGGGTGGGTTGGGTGGCGTTGGCTGCGACAGGCTGAGCAACGTCGATCTTGCACAGCCACTGCCCAAGGTCATCCGCCAGATCGATGGTTTCACCGGGACCGCGCATCGTGCCGGCATGTTCGTGGGGTTTCAGTAGGACGATTTGCATGCGATCAGCCCTGCGCAGTGAGGTCATGTACCAGCGTGCGATAGGTGATCTGGTAGCGCGCCGGAATGGCGGCAGCCGTGGCATCGGCATCCTCGATGTCCCAATCGCAGTCCAGTTCCTGAAGTCCCAAGCACAGACCGCCAAAGTTGGCATCGACAAACAGGGCAGCATGAGCGGCGACCTGGAGACGATCGGCAATGGCTTCGGCGGTCTCCGCTTCGGTTTCCCGTGCCAAGGCCACCAGGCGAACGACGAGATGGCGCTCGATGCGATCGTTGGCGCGCTGGGCAATCGACTCTGCTTCAGGGAAGAGCAGCAAGGCCGGACTCGCATCACGACTGATGGCAGTGGTGGGCGAGCGTTTGATCTGAGCACCTTCTGCGTGCGCCAGAGGAGTGAGCCGGTTAACGATTTCCTGCAATAGCCGTTCTCGAACGGATGTGGGCATTTGATTCTCCGAATGGATACGTAAAATGGGCGGCAAGGATCAGGGGGAAAGAAACCAGCATGGCCACCGCAACCAAAACCAAAAAACATCGCAGCAGCCAGTCGACGCCGGACCACTACACGATTCGTGTCGAACTACTGGGCATCCGGCCGACGATCTGGCGTCGCATTCACCTGGACGGCCGGACCCGGCTCGATGCCCTGCATCACATCCTCCAGGCCGCGATGGGCTGGTCGGACTCGCATCTGCACAAGTTCGATATCCGAGGCAAGCATTACGGTGTTCCCGATCCCGAGTTCACCGATCCCGGCTGGGAATTGCTGGACGAGAAAAAGTACCGTCTCAACCAGCTGCTCGCCGAAGGGGACACCTGCGACTACCTCTACGATTTCGGCGATGGCTGGCAGCACCGGATCACGGTCGAGGTAATCAAGGACGTCAAGCCGACGCCGAGCGAGGGCGGTTTTGCCTGGGTCGAGGTCGGCGAACGCGCCTGTCCGCCTGACGATGCGGGAGGCTCAGGCGGCTATCAGGACTTCCTCGACCGGCTGGAAGACGATCCCTACGGGGACGAAACCAAAGCCTTCCGGGAATGGGCTGGCCTGGACTTCGACCCCGATCGTTTCGATCGCCAGGCCGTCAATGCCACTATCGCCCGCATGCTCTGGAACGGCTGGATCAAGATCGGTCCCTAAAGCCGGGTGAGTGTCGCCCGGCACTCAGAGCCGTCCCCGATGGCCCTGACTTCACGGACGCGATAAGTCACGCCACCGATTACAAGGTCGTGACCGCTATCCAGAACCGTCGCATCGACCGGGTAGCGGATCGCGTAGTCCGAAGACAGGCCCAGGCCATCGAGCACCTCCACATCGGGAGCACGGAAGTCGACCAGAATTTCCGTGCCCCCGATGACAGCCGGCGTGAGCAGTCCCGCGCGGCCTGCGGCAGCGTAAAGGTCGACAAGCGCGACCATTACGACATCGTCAGTTTCACCAGCACGCCGGGGCGATGACACATCGGCAGCGGGTTCGACTGGGTGTGAAGGTCGGTGCCGCGTTCGAACTTGCGCGGCTCCTGCTTGGCGTAGATCGACTGCCCCAGGGTATTCACCGTCTCGTTAAAGTCGGCCGGGGCCACATAGGTGCCGAAGGTGTCGATGGTACCCAGCGGGAAGCAATGTGCTTCACCAGCTGCAATGAAGCGCCGCGTCGCGCCGTTGCCATCGGTGGCCTGACCGCGATACTCCTCAAAGACGATGCCGCCGAAGGTGAAACCAGCGCGCACGTCATCCCGCAGGATCGCGCCTTGCTGGTAGTTCTCGTAGGATTTCTCGACCACCGGGTGGGCGATGAGTTTTTCGAAGAACTCGGGAGAGCACAGGCAACGCACCGCCGTCATGAACTCGCCGCGCAGGTTGTCTTCGATGTGCGCCAGGACATCGACGCACTTCTGGCGAACCTTGGTGGCATCGGTCGTCAAGGCGAAATTGACCGTCTTGGGCGTGATCTGGAACTCGCCGTAGAGATCGTAAAGCGTGGAACCATCGGCATCGAGAATCACCCCTTTGAGGGCCCCCATGCGCAGGTGCTCCAGGGTGATCGCGTGCTTGTTCCGCATTGTTTCCAGATGACGCGCCATCACACCGGCGATGGTCTCCAGTTCCGTTTCGGAACCGAAGGCGCGCAAGCCCTGGACTTCCTCGGGCAGCACCACATCGTCGTGCGGGATGTGCGGGATCACGAAGGAGCGCATCTTGCGCTTGTCGCGACTACCCACGGTGCCAGGGCTCCCCACCGGCAGAGTCGGCAGCAGGTTCAGCACCCCATTCTTTTCCTCGACGAGGATTTGACGAAAGCGCACCGGGCGAACCGGAAACAGATTGAGGGATTCGAGCCGGCCATAACGGTTCGGCAGGTGATTGATGGCGGCCGTGAGATTCGCCATCGTGAAGGCGGGATTCGAGAACGGGTTCTGCATGGAAGGACTCCTCGACGGGGTTGATTAGACAGCGTGACGAACGAGCACGCCCAGTGCTTTCAACTGGGCAATGGCAGCGGCTTTTTGTGGGGCAGTGATGCTGACCGGCCAGGTGAGCGCGTGATCGGCCACCACGGCATGGCGCGTGATCACCACACCGTCGGGACGGTCGATCAAGGTGGCGTCGACGGCGGCCGTCAGGATGCCGGCCGCGACTTCGGTACCGTCGGTCGCGGCAGGATCGAGAGCTTTCACTTTCTCGGTGAGGGTGTCGATCCCGATCACCGCCCCGAGGACGAGGTTTTGGCCGGCGGCGATGGTGAGTTGATCGCGCGAATAGAGATTCGGGGCTTCGTACTTGAGCAGATCGCCCAGGTTGAGTCCTTCGGTAATAACGGGCATGACTTATTCCTTTCCAGTGAGTTTCTTGATGGCCGCCATCAGGGGATTGGCGGCAGGACGATGGAGTGCGGCATCTCCGTCGATCGGAGCAATCGTTGAGTGGATCTCGACGCTTTCTGCACGGGCCGCCAGGAGCGACTTCCGAACCTGAGATTCAGTCGCGCCCTCGGACAGGAAGCGGGCGGTCAGTTCGGAGTGACCGGCGAGTTGGCACAGTTCGGCGATGGCGATGGCGTCAGCGTGCGAGGCGCCAGGTGCCGCCGAGGCAGGTTTGTCGTCAGCCGGGGCCGCATCCGTGACGGGCGAGGCTGGCACTGCAGCCGGGTCGGTAACCGGGTTGATCACAACGGGTACATCAGGGTGTTCAGGAAGCGACATGGTCGTGTTCTCCAGAAGGGTGGGAGGGGATGCAGTAATGGCTGTGGAAAATGAGCGCGTGGGTCCTGAAACCGCGTGGCCGCGCGCTCGACGCGCCACCAAAAAACTGCTGAAGTCGGCCAGCACCCCGTCAAGGCTGCCAACGGCATCGGCCAGCCCCACGGTCACGGCGTCCTGGCCGAAATAGATGCCGGCCTGGGTCGCTCGCACGGCATCGACATCAAGCGAGCGCATCGCCGCGACATGCGCGAGAAAGATTCCGTAGAGGCGATCGACCTCGGTTTGCAGGCGGGCATGCGCGTGGGGATCGAGGGGCTCATGCGGTGAGAAATCGCTTTTCTGATCCCCTGCCGTGATGGCGGTGTAGCGGTAGCCCTGCTGGGTATCCCGCGCGGTCTGGTCGACATGCATGGCAATCACGCCAATGGAGCCGACCCCACCGGTGCGTGTGACGGTCAGGCGCGATGCGGCACTGCCGATGGCATACGCCGCCGAGAAGGCGGAATCCGACGCCAGTGCCCAGATGGGTTTCAGGGCGCCTGCCGCCCGAATCCGCTCGCCCAGTTCAAATACCCCGCCGGCCTCGCCGCCCGGGGAATCGATGTCGAGCAAGATGCCCTCGACACCCGGGTCAGCCAGCGCGGCATCGACCAGGTCAGCGATGTCCGTGTAGGACGTAAAGCCCGAGGCGGGATCCAGACCCATGGTGCGACGGACCAACGAGCCCACCACCGGAATCACGGCAATGCCCGCATTTGCGTCCAATCGAGCATCAATGCGCGCTCGAGCGACCGGCAGGGCCACGGCCGCCGTGGCGTCGGGCCAGCCAATACGCTCGCCCAACACCGAGAGAATGATGTCGAGCTTCGAGCGGGCAAGCAGCAGCGGCGTCCCGTAGAGACGGGACGCAAGATGAGGCAAGTGCATATCAGGGGGTCTCCGAAGAATCGGT